GCATTTCCAGCGCTTTGAGCAGTTGCTATTCCTTTCAGCGAACCTAATCTTGTGTAAGTATCACCATCAGAATCCCATGTTACTCCTTGACATAACGATAGACTCATTCCATCCATTGTAATTGCTTCAGTTGTGATTACTCCAGCTACATCTAAAGTAGTTGCAGGACTCACAGTCCCTATGCCGACATTGCCGTCAGTAGCAAGGACAAGCTGGTTGGTGTTGAATATGGTACTTCCAGATACATTCAAACTACCAGTTACTTGGTGAGTATCAGTAATCGCATTTCCAAGTGTTGTATTTCCTGTTAATTTATTGGGGTTTGTTCCTTTTAATAAACTCATAATATATTTTCCTTACACGACTTTATATGCTACATTAAACCAACAATCGTCTGCTCCAGATGATTTTATCGAACCAGACGTACTATTACACACCACAATTCCCAATGGAAAATCAATTCCATATGTACCGCCAATATCAAAATAAAAATTAGACTCAGCTGCAACCTTAAAAGTTGTAAATGGTGCACCACCATCAGTTGGAAATGACCCAGTATCAAATACTTGTATAAATTGTGCTGATGCATTACTACTATACCCCCACAGTGATATAAATTTAGTATCACCAGCATTAACAAGACTTCCTGATTCATATGCTGTTGATGAATATATTGAAGGATTAGCATTGAATATTGCTGTACTCGCGCTTACATCAGTTAATGTTGATCCCATTGTCGATAAACTAGCACTTACAACCGGATCCATAACTGTTATTCCAATATCAGTTTCAAGTATACCTGTTACGACTGCTACTTTTGCTCTATCATCTGTAGTTGCATTTTTGAGTTCAACTGCGCCAATTTCAACATCACCAACATTAATACTCATACTTACTTGTGCTGCTGTTTTTAGATTGCCATCAGCATCAAGTTGGAGTGCTAGATAATTTGTACCGTCTGTTGCTAATGCAACACTTGCTCCTGTTTTCGTAAATGTACTTGGTACTTTTGATCCTGTATAATTATAACCTGGACTTGGGTTTGCTGTCGCCATTATCTATCTCCTAATTTTTGTAATTCTTCTATTAATTTATAGAATTTAATTAATAGCAGGACACTACCATCCTTTATGTTTCTTTGCTTTTTAACATTTTCTAACAATTTAGTTACCTCTTTGATTTTAATACCGATTACTTCAGAATCAACTCGTTTTGATAATTTTTTTATCTTCGATTCAATCTCTGTGATTTCGTGTAGTACATACTCTTTTAATTCATTGTTGTTTGATACATTACTCACATATTCTCGTATTAAGCTTTTCTGTTTGGTATTGAGATGGCTATATTTTTCATTGAATTTTTCAAGAAGTATCCTATATGATAATATTCTTATATCTTGGTCTTGTTGCTCGAATAATGATTTTTTAATTTCACCTTTTGGTGTTTCAACATTAAGAACATGTTCTGTCAATGTATTTTTAAGTTTGATGATTTGAACAGGATCATCAGCTTCTGCATGCTCAAATACCTTATATATCGACGCCAGTATTTTATAATCTGAGATTCGGTGTTTGAAAAAATCATCTACGCTGAATGATTCTTTAATATCTTTGATTATATTATATTTTTGGCGTTTCAATATGTTTTCATTCATATTTTTACGATATGATATAATACTATCAATGAATTTATCTGCTTTATTCTCGCTTAAGAACTTCTCTTTTAATAATGATTCATATAATTTTAACTCTTGCCCAAGAATTGAATTATTACTAAAATATTTCTTAATTATCAGCAGGGCTTTAGAATCTTTATTGTTTAAGGTATCAACTGTAAGTTGGCGAGTTAGCAGTTCGAACAATATTCCAGTATTTCGGAATTTGCTATTTTTGATTCTGTTCATTCTCATTCCTCTTTTTATATAAATATGAAAATATTAAAAAAGTGTTACTATATATCATTATCTTTGATATTATTTTCATCTAAAAATTTATCATCTTCCTCTTTTTCTATAGAGTCTTCATATAGTTCTGATATCATCTTCTTTTTCTCTGGTTTGATTGAGTTTTTCAATGATAGCGGACCGTTTCTAAAAGTATGTTTGAGTGGACTTGGGTCTGGTTCCAATGATTTTTTAATATCTTTCTTACCAACTGGATCACGACCGTCTGGATGTTCCTGAGCTCCATAGTGAGTTGGCTCTTTTGGTCTACCTTGTCCTGGTTCATTTTTATCATCTGGATCATTTTTTACATCTGGTTTTTCTGGCTCTTCAGCATCTTCTGCACTCATTGCTGCTAGATCGTGTGGTGTACCGAATGATTCGCCGCTGATTGCTGGATCATTACCTTCTGCTTCGATTTGAGCTAGACGGAATTGCCATTTTTTATCTTCAATAATTTTTTTCTTTTCTTGTTTGATTTCATCTTCGGACATATCAAATAAGTCTTTATATATTTTATCTTGAGATGTTATTCCAGTTCCTTGCATTGATGAGACCAACTGGTATTTTTCAGATAATAATGATACTTTTTCTTGTTCGTATATGATTGAAGGGTTTGTTAGTTCTAACTCGAATTCTACGAGGTCGGAATCTTTATATCCCTGCAAGAATAAGTGGATAATCGCGATTTTAGTTAGTTCGGAAACAACGATGCGTTGGATCATTTCGATAGTACGACTGAAGCGGATATCGAGGACAGATAATGTTGAATTTTTTATAAAGATTCCATTATTCAATAAATAATTATGATTCTCGTTATCAACTTCCATGTTATATGTATCTATTTTCTCAGTCAACCATTCAATACGAACTACTTTATGGTCTAATTCTTTAGTTTGAAGATTATCTCCTACGACTAAATCTTGAACTTCAATTTCTGTTCCGCCTTTTAATATGAAATGGTGATCTGGTGTGCAATCAACATATGTATCATTGTCTATATGCACTCTAACTACTTGTGTATCTCTTCTAGTTTTTTCTGCTAATTTGATTTTTGCTGGGATGATTGAATTTGTTTTGAAGTCGAAAGAATAACACCATAAATCAGTTTCATTATTTTCTGTAAACTTGTCTGCTATTTCTTTAATAGTAAGAATTTCACCATTCAATAATGATATTTCGGTATTTGGTGCTAAACACTTTCCTTCTACTCCTTCTTCGTATCCTAGAAATGCTTTTGGGATTTTGAGTGCGGCTATCATCCGTGACCTTAGGTATTCTAAATCTTCTGTCGTATTCCACTCTAGACCTGGTAATGTGTCAACTGTGGTTCCGCTTTTATCACCACGAACAGCTAGAAAAACATCCTCCATCATGCTCATAAGATTAAATTTCATATTTATTTCCCCAGTCGACTCGTCAATATACGGAACTTTCTTCATCTTGTTCATGACTTTTTCCATATAACCGTCTACTTCATCTGGTTTTATATTTCCTATGTCTACTTTTATGATTCGGCGTTCAGGTGCGCGCATAATACGATTGATAAGTAAAGCATCTTCCATAAGTGTTAGTGATTTCCACACTTTTCTTGCTCCCTCCATCATGCTCTTTCCATATGGCAAGAAATTGCTATCCGTCAGCATTCTAAAATGCGCTACTTCAAAATATTGCAATTCTCCTTTTCCTTGATCTCCTTCATAGAAAAATTTAACTTTGTATTGATTTGTTTCATCATCATACATCTCCTCACGCACCACGTCATAAGAAGATAGTGGTTGTGCGTTTACTACTCCAAGTTCTGGATTTAGATTCAGTTGAAGGTAGAAATCCCCATATTTCGTCATGTTACGGATCCACCACCACAAGTTATGTTCAATACTTAGTATATCATAGAACAAGTTTTCAAGAATGCGACGAGTGTCCTCATTCTTGCTTTTGATATTTAGAATATCGCCAGTCTCAAGATCACGAGTTGAGCAATTATGTGTATATAATTTTCCACCATCCTTTGTTTCTATAGCAAAAACATGATTATCGCCTGCATTTACAATATCATATACTTCATCTAATCCAGATTCTTCTATTTTTACTATTTTATGATTTGATATATTTACTGATTCTAATTCTCCATTATTATACTTTACTGCAAACTTCTTTAGATTCTTCACACCATATAAATCACATATATGCCTATTTATTCTATGAAATTCAGATGAGTTTAGATTATAAAATTTATTAACTTCATTAAATACACTTTTATCTGGACGGTACCCAGTCATAGCAATACTTATATATTCTTGGATATCAATATTTTCTAACCTATCTATATCATATAACCACCTACCGTTTTTTTCTTTTTCTAATTTATAACCATTTCCAAACATTCCATTTTGTTTGCCTGGTCTGCCAAATATTTCATTCCGTTTACCTTGAGTTAATGATAGCATATATTGTTTAATAAACTTAGATACACGAATTCCCATTTCAGCTCTTTTTTCAGCTGTCCAGTATTTTTTATGACCGGCTCTTGTTTTATCTTTGTAAATATGGGTTATCGTTTCATCGCTCCATATTTCTTTATTAAATTCAGAATGAGCAACAAAATGATCTTTTCTAGACATCCAACATAATTCATCTGGGTTATTGTTTAATTTATCGAAGCTACTATGGTGGATATAAGCAGTATCTTTTGTTTTTTGTTCGATAAGTGGTTTATGCTTTCTTGCTACTAATCTATGAACAAAATCCCAACCTTTATTGTCTTTGATCATTAAATATCCTGGGATATTTCCGTGAGTACTTAATTTAGTTGCTAGAGTATATATACCATCACCTACCATTAATTCGTCTGTTCTTTTTTCTATACGATTTGTATCTAGCCATATATGATTTCCAGTTGCTTTTAATTCAGTGCCGTCTTCAAGAGTGATTTTATATATCTTTTTGATGCCATTGAATGAAACTTTATCTGCTTTGATTGGTTTGAAATTACCATCATCGTCTAATCCATATAACCAAAAATCTTTTTCTTCGAATAGTTCTTTTATGGTAATTTTTCTTCCATCAAGCAATGGGATTATTGTATCTTTTTGCAAGCATTCATCCGAGAAAATATCTAATGCTGAACTTAATATAGAATCAGTCGACATTGCTTCATAGTCAGTATAAAGCTCTAATCGATTATTTAGTGTATCTGGATAACGTCCACCTGGTCTTCCATAAGAGTAAGATGTATGTCTACTATTATAGATTCTTCCATAGCGATCAATAACTTTACTGCCTTTTGGTCCGCCTGCTCCTTGGAGGTTAGAAGTATCTACTACTTTAATTTTGCCTTTACCAATACGACGTACTACGACGCCAGTGCTGAAGAGACGTTGTAACCCGCTATACCATTTGTTTTTTGCCATAATTTTTTTATTTAATTTTGCATGCTATGCAATTCCTTTAGTATAAATATAAGATAATTTCAGAATAAATTTCAGTATGCCTTTTTGTATCATTAATTTTGTTCTTTTAGATTGAGAACCTAGATCTATGCGCATTAAAGTTTTGTGTGATTTCGGATTGGGTTAGAGCTCGGTTGTAGAACATAACTATTGGAATCTTTCCATCAAATAGTTATCGTCTATCGAGATTAACATCATCTGCATTTCCGCCAATTTTATGTTGAGTAGTCAAATCACCTAACAAAGCATTATTTTCAATAAATTCCCCATTTACATATGATGATCCAGTTGATTCTGAAAAATTTATGTGAACGTGCAACCATTGATCTCTAGTATAGTCATATGGAGTATCAGCAAAATAATTCTCATTAGTATTTGTTTCTCCCTCTACTTTATAATTTGATCCCACGCTCGTATTTTTTAACCAAAATCCATTAGAAGTAGCTGCATCTCTTGATAAAATTACTCCACGTCCACTATAATTAGCAGAATATTCTCCAGTTGAATTTATCCAAACAGAAAAACTAGACCCTGTTGAATCAAAAGCCTGACTACTTAATGTTATATAATCATAACTACATGAATCAAATGTCATATAACCTGGATTGGTCGTTCCTATTGATTCACTTACAAGTGTTCCATGATTTGTACCAACTAGATCACTCCAAACAGTCCCACTTCCAGGATATGATTTTGTATTCGCTGCGTCCCAATATCCCACCAGCCCGTCCACGACAACTTTTGGATTATGTGCGAGCGACATTTTGTTTCTCCTTATATTCTATATATTTCTTATTCAATTTGCTTTATATAAGTATAGCTAGCGAACTAACCAACTCAAATCCTCCACTTGATTTTTACCAACATTCATATTCCACGCTTTCTTTCCCGCATCACTGTATGGTGATGAACTGTATATCTGTGGTTCATTTAATTTGCCCATATATTCCATTGATGTTTTTGTTAATTCCAATCCCTTCTGGTTAAGCTGTAGTGCTGTATCTCGTACCCACAATCCAATCGAGAACGCCATAGTTAGATCATCGTTATATCCAGTTCTTGCTTCTGCTTTTCCATTGTTCCATATGAATGTAAATAGTTCATCTACTAATCTAGTACTTCGTACGGTTGGAGTTCTTTCTCTAAAGTATGTTTCTAGTTTTGAGATGATCACCGGTCTTGTTTTGGTTGATATTGTAAATCCAGGTACCATATCCTCCTTCTGCTTTAAGTCCAGCCCTTTTTGTAGTTGAACTTGAAGATCCATATACGCAAAATTCTTTGACATATAGAATAGATATGGATAACTACGATCAATTGCTGGTTGTATTGCTGCCCAACCTAATCCTGTATTATCAATGATTAGTAGAGCATCATTATATTCAGTTGCTATGCTGATTAACATATTTCCGAATTCTGCTGGAGGTAATTTTCCTTTATATTCTGCTACTTGCCTGACATCCTCGATATCCAAAACATGAAATGTAGAATAATCTTCGCCATCTCCTCTGGCAACATCAGCACAAACGACATAAGTTTTATGATAATCCGGACGTTCCCAGATCCATATGTTTCCATCAAATCCACGTTTTTCGATTGGTTCTTCTGTATTGTCTTTGTACCATTGTAATATTTCACCATCAATTACAGTATGGCCGGAAGTAATAAATGACACGTTGCATTCCTGCGCAGCCAGCCGTTCGCCCAATAGTACAGTTTGCTCATCTCGCCATGCTTGATCGTGTTCTGGATGTACGTCCCACTTAAGTTTGATTGTATTAAAATCATTTAATCCGGCTTCAGCGTCAGACCACATCTTATGGAAAAAGTTTCCAAAACCGTTCGGAGTACTAACAATTATTATCTTGCCCGCCATTGCTGCTTGCTGAGCTGATGTCCAGATCTCCTCAGCATATTCTGCGAACGCACAATTGTGACTTATTATTCCATTAGTGTAATATTCTTGTTCTTCGCCCACATTTAGTAAATCATATAAGTCAATTTCTTCATCTACCTTTGTTATACTATTTATGATTTGTCCTTCGAGTAATTCCTCATTCTGTTTTAAGTCTTTTGCATACTTGAATCCATCTTTTGTTTTGATTTTGTGATTTCCAGAACAAATAAATTCATCGCCGCTTATATCTAGAACATAATGCTCATCTTTTATTATTTTTTGGATGCCATTAAAGTCCTTAAATCCATCTGGAGTTAATACTTCCCATTCCGATATGTTTTTTATTACTTTGTCCATGATATCACTTGATTCTTAAATTTAGACATATGTTCATTATTAGCCAAAGATATTTCATCTAAATGTTTTGTAATATAATTTCTCTATTATTCATAATTATCATTTATTAAATTCCCAATTTCCTCTTCTACTATTTCACCAGTTACTTTATTTCGTAGTGTTATTTTTGTATTTTTTCCGCAGCACTCATCAAAAATTAGCGCGGAAAGCGACTCTGATCTCCCAGAAGTTGGCGTACTCGACAACGCTCTCACTGACGATCCGTTGCTAAATGACATTGACATTTTATTGTCTTCCGTCGCATCAGATAATGATCTCAACCACCGTGGTAAGCTATAGTACATATAGCTTATTTTGGTGATCATGTTTTTGGATGTCTCTTGACTCGTCGCAATTATTCTAATCGTTTTATCTTTTTGAAACAATACCATCCATAAACAATATCCTGCTACGACAGTTGATATTCCTAGCTGGCGTGATTTCAGAATAATGTTATGCTTATATTTCTCCATATCAGCTATCACTACATCACGTTGATAGTCGAATAGTTTGAATGGTATCTTTCCACGTTCTGGATGCTGGATATAACAGTATTTATTCATAAAGTATGCGGGATCTTTTCTGCACTTCTTTATTTCTGATTTGATTATATCTTTTAGTGTGATTCCCTGTTTTGCTATTTTTTGTTGAGTTGTGTCCATAACTATATTTCATCTACTCTCTCATATGGTCTGCCATATGGATAGGTATCCGCTTCTTCTTTTCCACGATTTCTTTTTGCAAAATGTTCGACGGTTGATCCGATTACACCACCTATAGTTAGCCATACAAATCCTTCGTAGAGATATTCTGCTACTGTGATTTCGAAAAATATATCAGCGATCAATGTAAATATCATACATATGAAACTAACTAGTGCGAACCAACGCTTACTAGATGGATTTCCATCTGTATCGCTCATGATTTTTAGAAAATAATTTCCTGCTTTGCTCATTTTATGGTTTCCACCTTCCCATGTTTTTATTTATATATCCCATAACTTCGTCTTTGTCGACTGTAGATATTATCCAAAGTAATCCATCTTCTTTTTCCCAATTTGCTGGTTTATCATCTTCTGTATGCCAATCATCTCCGCCAAACTTTCCAGAATATCCTTCTGGCCAATATGTTATTCTTGCACGATACATGTTAAATGTATCTGTTTTGCTTCCAGTTGGTCTACTTTTTTTGCCTTTAATTTCAACTTCATTAGTTGGCCATTTCCAGAATTTATCGCCACTTCCTACATCGCCATATGATTCAGTTAGTACTTTTTTAACTTCCTCTTTTATGATTTGTTTGATTTCTGATTTTTTTCATATTACTTATCCCTTAAAAGTTTATAAAACTCCTCTTTAGATTTAGTATCTCCTAGTATTGAATCCATATAAGATTTAACTTTCTTGTCTCCTATATCCAAATTATGTTCTCTAAACATTAAAAATAATTCCCAAGCCACTCGTTTTGGTGTTAACTTTCTTTTAATCTTAAAAAAGAAATTACCAATATCAGTTAAAGTAAATTCTAATATTATTTCTTCTTTAATTATTTTTCTTAGTTCTGATTTTTTCATGGTGTTTTCTCCTAAATAGAACACAAAATCACCGGATTTATCAACTTTGTTTATTATTTTTCTAAAATTTGATTTCTTATACTTAGCTAAATCAGTGCTACTAAAATTTCCAACCGCTTTAGTAAAAATTGTTTTTGCTAATTTATCTTTATCATTTGTTTTGATTAACTCAATATTGCTTCTTTTATCGGATGCTATATATTCATCCCCTATTTTTTTGATTTCAATTTTCATATTACTCTTTCATATATAAGTATCATTAATTTTTTTATTAAAACACACCAACCCATGGTATCGGTGGGCTTGGAACCGGACCAGTTGGTGATGGCATTAACCCAGTATATAATCCAGAAACCAATTTCATATGATTTGAAAATGCTAGTACTAAATTTGATGCCACTAATGTTTCTTCCTTTGAATTAAATGCATTATATAGTTCAATTCCCAAACTACTTGGATCCCCATAATATAATGTGCTAACACCGGGCGCTGGTACAATAGTTGGTGGATGTGGTGGTAATGAATTAAATTGCATTGACGACCAGTATGTTGAAATTATTTGTGCAGCTAACACATTATATGGAGCTGGACCCAAGTCAGTTGGTGAATTATACATTAAGTTGAATGCTGTTAAAAATGCAGCATAAACTGGTTCATTTGATGGTGGTGTCGCTATATTGCCAATCAGTAGTGCTGATGTTTTAATTACAATATCGTACTGTGTTGCAAAAAAATCTGCTGTCTGGTCGAAATCTTTAGATGATTTTGATTTCAGAAACTGTACTACGCTCGTTTGAAATGTTCCCCAATCAGCTGCCATTATTTGTGTTCCTTCTTTAAGTATTCAACGTGAACTCTTAATTTTTCGATTTCGACTTGTTGTTTATAATGATTTTTCCAAAATTCTATTTCTTTAGTTAATAGTTTAATTTCTTGGTCTTTCAAATCTTTAATAATTCCATTTTGTACATCAATTTTTTTAGTTAATCTATCATGTATAACATCAACTCTCTTATTAGTTTTCTGTTCTGATGCAATATTGTCTTTTGCATTTTCCTTAATATTATTCAATGATATAGCCATCGTTCCAATAAAAGCAATAACGATGAACCATATTGCTGGATTTTTTAGCTTATCCATGAAGTTATTTTTTGTTAGTGATTCCATTTTTTACTCCAATTCCTTCAGTACTTGCTCCCTGATCTTCTCGAAATCATCATCAATTTTTTTACACATTTCTTCTGGTGTCATTGGTGAGTTCCATGTTTCAATAGTACCGTCGCTGTTTGTATATTCGATTGGTTTGCTATACATGCGTTTCAAGTATTCTTTCTCTTTTTCAGCATCTTTTAACCAAGCCATTACATTTGCTAAAACTTTCTCTCGCTCATATTCTTCATATTTACCTTCAATTCTCAGTTTTGTTTCAAATTCAATAACACAATCCATGCACATTTTATGCGACCACCAAAATTTGGAGTCCAATCGTTTTTTCATTGGTCGACCACATTCCGGACAAACAGATGGAACGCTCATCATATCTCTAATCTCTTGCAGTTTTGGAACATTTATTTTATATCCATCCTGCTGTACCCATTCTGTTCCTTCTTTATCTACCCACCTCTCGCCGATTTTTCTATCTTGTTTTTTTTCTCCGCCAAAATAGAATGATTTTTTGGTTTGGGTATGATGCGACCCATCCAACATTTTTTTTACGGTTTCTATGTTCTTTAATTTCGCCATAACTTATATTATTTTAGTAAACTATTAATTATTTCAGTTGATGCATCTTTGATTTTCTTAAGTATTGATTTATCTTTTAGATCAACTTTTTCAACATTTATATTTTTTGATACTATCTTAATTATTGTATTTTTAATTTTTTTCTTATCTGGATTTTCAAATAATTGAAATTTTCCAGTCGTATATTTGTATAATATAGAATCAAGTTCTCGTCCTAATGATTTTTCAAATCCAGCCTTATTCACTTTATCAACATTACCATGAATATAATCGCGTAATGATTGGTGTATTGTATAGTTTAAGTCAATTAATAACTGGTTTACTCCATTTGCATTATAAAAATCTGATCTGATTTTCATTAAGTCAGCCATTGATTTGATTTTGTTTTCATAACCATCTGGTACTTTTATATATCCCTCTTTAACTAATAATTTAGAAACTAGATTTCTTATTAGTTCTTTTAATTTTTGTTCTTTTTTGACTTTGTCTGGTAAATTTTTATGTTTCGTTGATGCAAAGTCTTTCACATCTTTTTTCTTCATTTTCTTAGCCATTTCTTGTGCTTCTTCTGATGCATCATTTGGTTCTATATCGCCCTTTTGAATTGCATGTACAATTCCCATTAATTTTTGTTGTGCTACTGATTTTGCTTTTTCATTTAACATACGTTAACTCCTATTATCTGGCATATTTCATAATTCCGGTAAGCTGCCCTATTGGCGCGAATAATCCTGTAATTTTGTAAATTTTCCCATTCCACTTTAGCACAATTCCTTCCGACGGAACTATACCTGAAAAGCCGCCTATTGCTTGTATTTTTTTAAGTTGTGTTTCTAATTTTTTAATTTGGTCCGGACTACCATTTAACTTAATATTTTTTATTTCTTTTGCTACTTGATTTCGGATATCTTGTACTGTCTTATCTGGATTTGCAGATAAGAATCCTTCGATATTTTTTAGTACCTCTACCCCAAGTTCTAAGAATAGATGTTCAAATGGCTCTATATTTTTCTTAACCATGTCTTTATGATCTGTTTTATCAAAGTCCAGTGCCCAATTTAAGAACTCCTCGTTATCAATATCTTTTTTAATGTTTGAGATTTTATATGATTTATCAAAAAATGCCCATCGCTTGACCAGATTAGTTAAAATTTTATTTGGTATTGGATATTTCAAGCTATTTGCTTTTTTTGAAATAACATCTTGCCACCACGCTTGGTGATACATACCAAGTGTATCTGTGTCTTTTAATTTGAATTTCTTTTGCAACTTATTTAATTTTGATAAAAAATACGATGCTCGTTCGCCAAAGTTTTTTGATTTGCCGAGTTTTAATATTTTTGGTGGTATAATATTGAAATGCTTTTGTACATCTGCATTTACTTGTTTTATCATACCAGCTAGTATTCTACCTGAATCAGGTACTTCACCCATTGAATTGCCATTATCATCATATATCTGTGCTCCATGGAACTGAAGTACTGTTTTATCATAGTCGATTACATTTTTTGTTTTTGGGTATATGATTTCAAGATTCATGAAATTTTTACCGTTATTGAATATTTTAGTAATTTGTTTTTCAGATAGTGATCCAATTGCTTTTTCTAAATCATTCATTGCAAATACAAATGCATCTTTTATATCGCCTCTTCCTGCAAATTGTTTAGCTACTTGTTTTGCTGTAATTGGATTTTTTATTTGTCCTTTGTTTCTTGCTGCGAATAGTTTTCCATTTTTATGCGTAACAAAGAGATTAATTCCATCGCTTTTTTCAAATATTGTACTCACATCAATATTTCCCGATAGTGTGCCAGTTATTAATTGTTTAAAGTCACCAAATGTTAGATTGTTATCATCAAATGGATGGTTCATATGTCCATATCCGCCTCCACATGTTAATAATATTCGATTATCCGGCTTTTCAACTAAATTCTCTGTTACTAAACTATCGCCTTCTTTAGTTGGCTCTTGTTTAGATGATTCAATTGATTTTTCAGCTCCTAAGAACGTAATAAATTCAAATCCAGTTGCCTGAACTATTCTCATTATATTACGACTCCACTTATAGAATGCTGGTTGTCCTTTCATGTCCTTGAAATAGTTAGTACCTACTCCATATACGCCTGCAAGTCCTACCGGAAAATATGTTACTGATTGTGGTGGTCCTTCTGGAAAGTCAGTATCGTGTATTTCAAATTCTTCTTTTCCTATTAGATAATTGACAACTTCAAAACCAAGACGTAATGCCATCTCTTCAGTCTTTGTTCTATATGTTTTTTGATTTCCGTAGAAGTGCCGGGGCCCGTCATCCACCTCTGATTTACCTAACTTAGTTATATTGGATGATTCAATTAATTGTTCGCTAAAATCGGACATAATTTCATTTAGTGCTTCCAGCTTTCCAACAACTAGATTATATATTGATTTATCAAAGAACCCAAATATGCTTTTGAATAAGTCTTTTTTATCTGATTTTGATTTATCGCCCAATGCTCTTCGGACTGTAGTTCCGTCCATTCCGCCATATCCAGATACAGTTAATGATATATGTGGTGCTATTAAATAATATACGCCATTACGATATGTTACGTCTGGTTTATTATTCCATTCTCTATAGAATTTCGATCCTGATAATCTACTTGCATCTTTTTTACCAACAACAAAAACTACAGCTGTAGTATCTGGATCGAATTTACTAACCACTTCTTTTGCTATATATGGATTCTTAACTTTAACGACATTACTGAATCCGTATTTATTTATGATTTTTTTCTTTTCATTGAAGTTAAATGGTGATTTTGGTATTTCAACTTTATCGGATGTTGCTATATATGAATTTTTAGCACCAAATTTACTTTGAATCCACTTGAATGTTTTAGCATGATGCAAAGATAGAGGCTGAAATCGTCCGGGATATATCGCTATCACGTTTTTAATACCAGCTTCAGTTAGTATTTCAGTTATAAGTTGTTTACCAAAATTCATGTACAATCCTTTTTAATAAATATCAATTTTTCAAAATTCTGTTCAATGATTTTATAACTTCAGCCGATGTTATTGATCTTGTGCATTCAAAGTTTTTTTGTTTTGGACACCAATTCCAGTTACCTGCGTCTAGTTTATTTTCTGGCCAACAACTATTACATACATCCATGTTAATTATTCGTTCGCATTTGAATTCATACCACGGGGGTGAGAATCCTGATATCATAATAACCGGAGTTCCCACTGCCCAAGCAAGCCAAGATAGTCCAGATCCAACTCCAATAAAAGCATCGGCGTGTTCTAAATCATTTATACGATCATAAATATCATACTTATCACCAGACTTATCTATTATCCCAGTTGGATGATCATTACCCATATATCCAGATTCCTCACGTGATATTAGTACGACCTTATATCCTTTTTTGTTTAGATGATCAACTAATTCCTGCCATCCATTTTGATTATTCCAAAATTTACATTGCGCTGTCGCATACGGCGCAATACAAATATATGGTTCTTTTATTTTTCGTAATTTTGGTTTTTTGTGAATTTTTGGTTTGATCTCTTCATAATCAAGACCCAGTATATCTGTTGCTACTTTTTGTAATGGTGTTTTTTTTATATCGATTGGATTCATACCGTCTTCTGAGAATATACCGACACTATACATAGCATATAGATTATGAACAGTTGTTCCTGGTTTGACAAATGTTATATCTTTATATTCTGATTTGAAGAAGTGATTCCAAAATGTTGAACAAATTGTTTCGCAATTATGTTTTTTACGAAATTCTTCTACGTATGGCATCCACGCCAGTGTGTCACCTAACGACTTACTCTCTAGTGCAATATATGCTCTTTTATTTGTTAAATCAAACTTATGTTCGTGTATTATTTTATTTGAAGATCGATTAATGATCCGTATTAACCAGTTTGTATACCATTTTCTATCAGGTTTAATCCATGTGTTATTTTTAATATATTCTTGGTGTATCGTTTGTCCTTTGTCTGAATCGATAAATTCAATATAATATTCAGATGATTTATTCGACAATAACTCAGCCATTGCCCCTTGAACAAAGTTTACATTTATTGTTAATTCCTCTCCAGTTGTATCAATTTTATTATTTATTGTGTTAGAACTATTTTTGGTTATTAATCCAATTCCACCCCAACTATTATTCTCGTTAAACTCTATTTTATTTCCGTCTAGCTGATTCCATAAAATACTAACAGAATAACCTGACTGTGTATATTCTTCTGAGTCGTTGGTGTCATGGAACACTATATATCCATCGTCTTGAACCAAACTAGAGTACATTATATAATCTTGATATACTCCATTATATGTATGATCGCCGTCTATAAATAATAAATCTAATAATTCGCCATCTAAAATCTTTTTTACTTGATTTAACGATTCCATTTTATGTGAATCACCAGAAATTATATGCACATTATCAGACCAACTACGCATTAAATTGTTTCTTGCCTCTAGAATAGATTCTGTTTCAAATGAATTCCGAGGAAGATCCAATGATATTTTTTTACCAGATGTTATTTTTGTAAATAGATAAAATGTACCGCCCTGATCGGTGCCTATTTCTAAGAAATTCTTTATATTTTTATCCTTTAGAAATTCGACTAAACTAGTTATTTCACCATTTGATTGTATCATTCCAATATCATATGCTCTACTAATATTATAAGTCTCCTGATAATTATGTGATTTATCCATACAACTAATAAATGATGTTATATCTTTACTAGAATCGTATTTTTCAATGGTGCCATACTCAATATAGTTGGTAGAGCTATCCGGACTAATATACCAATCCCCGTTTTTAACTCTTAGTTGATGAATAATTGGCTGTTCAGATTCATATAAATCTAAAATATTTTTCTTTTTATCTAATACATCGGAACTTAATATTTCTGGAGTTTTAGTGAAAATATAAAAATCATCAGTTAATTCTTTGACTATATCAAATATTTGTTTATGTTGTATATGACCATATTCACCAATTGGATTATGAGTTACTATTTTATCCCATTTTTTAGAATTGATTATTTTACTAATATCATCCACTAATTTGTTTTCAAATAATTCAAATTCCGCTTTATAATCCCATATTTCATATGAACAAACTCCTAGTTCATTCATAACTTTTTCAAAATCGTGTTTACTACTATCATGTTCTCCACAAGTAACACAAATAACTTGATAATTAGACGCATTTTGTATTAATTCGGCTCCTCCAAAAATTATTTCGTCATCTGGATGAGCGACAATCATTAACATATTATTATTATAATAATCTTCATAATTTTCCATTAATATTTTCGCATTTTTACTAGCTACAGATGGATCTGGTCCGTGTATAAAATATACGTCTTTGGTGTTTTCATCAAACATGACATCAAACCCTCTTTTAAGATATTTTGTATATTTATTACTTACTTGTATATCGCCTGCTGATCCGTTGTGGTGATTCCACGTTACTGGTAAATATTTATCTAAATTATCTTTCCATAATATATTATTCACAACCCGCTCATCTGCGAATGCATTATCATCTATATAATCCGTAAAACTAATTTTATCTAATTCTTTATTCCAATCTAAGCACGAATTAAAAAAATTCTCACTTTTTTTATTATAGAAATAAAAACCACCTGCTACAATTCTATTATTTGGATTTCTATTTATATTTTTAATTTTGGATAATTCAGATCCATAACCACACTCCATTTTTACACCATCAATGATTCGCCAGAAAACAAGATCGCCATAATAATATCGCATGAATAATGGATAATCTAGTAGATCATTTGAATATTTAACACATTTATCTATATTCTCCGTTACGAAAACATCTCCGTCTATCATTGCAAAAGTATCATAATTTTCATTTAATGATTCTAAACTGGCTAAATACTTTGCAAAATATATTAAATGTTCTTTATCTCTTAAATCTGATTTCGGGGCATTTTTGATAAAATTAGATGTTTTTACAGGAAAATCAATTCGTCTATTTATGACGTTGGGTAAATCAATATTCGGATCACAGTTAAATCCATAAACTATTAACTTATGTTTAGAGTATTTCAATAAACTTTTGGCCAAGACGTCTATCATTCCCATATATTTTTCATCGCCGGCCGTAACCCAACAAAATCTATCTTTAAATGCATAGAAAAGAACATGTCTATAATAATCTATTGCGTATTCATTTACATCACTCAAAAATTGATTATTGATCACTTGTTGTGTAATATCTATTCCATCTATACTATTAAGAATTAAATCAAATCCTAAATCTTTAATTTTATTAATTAGATCAAAAAACTCTTCTTTCTTATGATCTATATGATTTTCTCCCACTATATTTTTTACATTGTTCCCAATCCAATCTCTGCTATTTTTATCATTAAAAATTTCAAATTCAGCTCCTTCAATATCCATTTTTAGAAAGTCTATTTTATCAATATTATTTTGTTTTACAAACTCATAAAAAGATAAAATCTCTACATCATTATCTTTATCACTATACTCAAAAATTCCTATTTTATTTTTTTCTTCTCCGATTAATAATTTACAAGGTATCACATTGCTGAAATTCGTAATATTTCTATACAAATCTTTATATATTAAATCTGAAGCTTCTACACAATAAACTTTTTTTGGATTTCTTTTTAATATTTCTAAAGTTGTCAATCCCAAGCATGCTCCTAAATCAACAACCACATCTCCATCATTTACATCAAAATACTTAAAGTATAATCCAATTTCATTGGATTGCTGTTCTAATTGTAATTCACCCATACTACTATAATGAATTTTTTTATCCAAATAATCGACCATTTCATTGGCTTTTTTAGCGTCTTTTTGACCATGATATACAAGTATATCTTCCTCTTTAGTTGGAAGTATAGCGTGTGGCGATAATCCATCACTTAATAGGGGTGTAAAATTTTTATAGGTTTTTTCTACATCATTGAGTGAAAATTTATAAAAATTATCCTCATTTTCACTATCAAGATCATGTACATCCATTTTTTTATCAAACCCATATTTCCACAATAAAACATTCATTAATAGTTCATCAGTTCCAAATATGGTTTGTCTTAGTTTTATATCATCGTGTAATTTTTCTGCAACCATCAATACTTCTCTGAAAAACCAGTCGCTACTTTTATTAAAAAGCATCATACACGCGTGCAACCATGGATATTGACGATTGGCAGCACCCACTAACTCTATTAAATCTTCTTGCATTGTCCTTCCAGTTATATTAGAAACAATAGAATCGTGTATATGTGAGTTAATCAAAGGATAATTATCTAATTGGGATATATATTTGGTAACATTATCAATATGTTTACTAGCAAAACTATCTCCGTCTATCCATACGAAATTCTTATAATTAAAATTTTGTATCGCGTCTAGACAACATTGTTGTTTTGCAAACATATAACCCACTGGCCTATCTGAATAATCAATAAGATTATCCTCCTTTATATCTATCCTCTTCTTTATTACATTCTCATATTTAATTGGCACATCACAATTATAACCATAAACTATTATTTTATATTTGGAGTATTTTAGTAAACTTCTAGTTAAAACATCTATTAGTGGCATATATTTTTCATCACCACCAGTAATATAAACCAATTCATCATCCTGTTTGTTTGAATCAAAAAACCGAAACCCGGTATCTTCAAATGTCCTATTTTTTTCAATCATATGCGACATCATTATTTCTCTACCAGATGGTAAATATAGTTTCCCATTATTCCATTCATTGTCCAAAATAGGACCGCCGTTTTCCCAACTCTGTAAATTTAATAATATCTCTAAATTAATATTATCATTATTTTTAACATATTTATCCCAATGTGATTCTTCAAAATTTATATAATTGTTAGAAGAAAAAATCTCTTCAAGTTCTGGCACGTTAAAAAATAACTTATTCAATTCTTCTATATTTTTAACTAAAGTACACGGACCACATATTCTATAATGCAATCCATTTTTTTCTTCTGCTCCGAGAGTTATAATATCAATTCCTTTGCGTAAATAATTTCCAAAAAATTTATTAATGTCGCCCCATATAACATCTATATCACAGAATCCCCAATAGTCGTATTTAGTTAAATATTCTTCATAAATAAATCCATATAAACTCTTAAAATCACATAATTTATATGCATTGGTAATTTCCACATTTCTATTCAATTTATCAGAAGCCAGCTTATTAAATTCTTGTAAATCGAACTTAATAAATTTAACATTGGATGGAATATTATTCGGTGGCAATGCATCAGAAAAAATCAACCAATCATATAATGGATTATATTCACAAGACTTCAAGAAATAACTAAACCAGTATGGTAGTTCACCGAACCAGGTTACTACAAATGCCGATTTTATTTCTTTTTTAAGATGTGGTTTCCATGCATATAACATAATAAATGGATCATTATCTTTATTTTCATAGTATTCAAAACCGCATTTTATTATTTTATCTAGAGACGTTTCATAATCATTATTATGAACTTCATGAAATTCTATGACCATTTTATCAATATGTTTAGATAAAAATTCAGAGTCAATTGTATCTATAATTTCATATTCTGATCCCTCGGCGTCGATTTTAAGGAAATTAATATGGTCTATTTTATTACTATAGACGAAATCATTAATATTAACAGCATTCACTGATTCCTTCTCATGAGATAGCTTAAGTCCGACATCAACTAAAGAATTCATACAAGAACCAACGCCATATACAAACATGTCTCTTTTACCAGTATCAGCCGTTATAGCACACTTAAATGGAATTATAACATTATCATACTTTTCATTGATAGATTTATTTCTTATTAAATGATCAAAAGTAAAAGAACATGGTTCAATAGCATAAATTTTAGAAGCTCCTAACAAAGAACCATACATACTAAATAATCCAATATTTGCTCCAATATCCACACAAATATCTCCTTTTTCTACTCGACATATATCGTATTCATATTCTTTATTATGCATTATTCCACGATATATACCAAAAATTTCATCAATAAATTGACTATAAATATGATGATCGATTATGGATTCCTTTTGTCTTTTAGTATTAAAAAACTTTTCAAAAACAATATTCTTATTTGAATCTAATATAACAAATCGAATTTTGCCCAAAGACATATTATCAATTGACATCCAATATTCAACACCATCTTTGAAACTAAATTCATCACTATAGATAAGTAAGTCAGTTATACCATCTCTTATATATGCATTATATTCTTTTCCATATTCAATTCCATGGGGTATAACATAAACTAAAATATTATCTTTATTCTCTTCATATCTAAATTCAAATTTTTCTGAGTGTTTTTTAGTTATTGCATTTTTACTAGCAAATAGAATACCATTCGTATTATCAATACTTCCAGTTTCAGTCGTGCTTTGGTTTTTGATTTGAATTGCAAATCCATTTCGTTCTAGTTTATCAATAATTCTCTTTAATTTAATGCCGTCATTAAAATGAAATTCTATTATTGACTTTGATATATTATTTTTCAGATAATCATCACTCATATGTTCTAGTATTTCATATTCAGATCCTTCGACGTCGATTTTTAATATATCTATTTTATCAATATTGTACTTAGTCACGAAATCATTAAAAGAATAAGTCTTTACTTGTTTAGTTATATACTTTTCATTCATTTTTTTGCTTTCATCCAAAAACAAAGAACTAAGTGATTCCCCATTATCCTGTATATATAAATTAGCGACTCCAGACTTTCCAGTTATGGCAGCATCAATGCATTTAATCCTATTATCTCCTTTGAAATTTTTTTCTAAATATTTATAAGCAATAGATGGTTCTATAGAATAACATTTTTTTACTCCTTTTTTAAGACAATATCTTGTAAATATCCCAATATTTGCCCCAATATCTATAACAGTATTTATATCTCCTTCAAACATATTTTGATAAATGTCTTTATAGAACATTTCATAAATATTTATCCACAACTCTTCTTTATCATTTTGATGAAATTTCAAATCATCTATTTTATCACAATCGTTTACTATTACATTTGTTTCATATATAATTTTTTCTTCCTCATCCAAAACCTGAACTAAAAATCCCTTAAAATTTTTCAATAAATTATAATCAGACACTATATTAGATGGAATCGCCCGCATATTTGTAGATAAATCCCAATCAAAATGGTACATAGTAATATTATTAGATACATCTTTAATATAAACGTGTCTATGTCCTATGTCTCCTTTATTATTTTCAAAATATAATTTATGATCATTCTTATTATAATATATGTTATATGTATATTTGTTCCCATCGGGTATATCAATATTCTCTAAAATTTTATATGCTTTTTTAGCGGCATTTTCCCATGTAAATTGTTCACGAATTAATTTTGAATCATCCAATGCTTTCTTTTTACATTTATCGTAATTTTCATAAATATATCTCATTGTTTTGCTGAGATCGTCATAATCTGGCTCGCAATAATTTCCAGGAATTAAATCAGTTGCTTTATATCCATGTTTTCCATCAACAGATTTGGCTCCAGCACCATAACTAAATTCAGAACCATCAGATGCCGGTCGCTCTCCAATAATCTCAACGGGATGGCCTTTTCCTTTAGCAAATTCAAGCTGAGCTCCCCAGTTTGAATATATTGATGGCGTTCCGCATGCCAGCGCTTCAATCAGAGGCAAGTTCCATCCTTCTGATCTAGCACAAGAAACAAATACATGTCCACTTTTTAAGTATTCAATATACTTTTCTCTGGAAGGGAAATGTATAACTTTAATTCGTTTATCATTAAACCCATAATGCTTTAGACGTTCTTCAGTTGTCTTCATTCCATCAATTGAAAATGGATTATCGACTGATAATACCAGCTCTACTTTTTCGTTCTTATTGAATGTTTTTAGGAATGATTCAATTATTTCATTTATTGATTTTCGGTAGTCCCATCTACCAAAAACTAGAAAACGAAATATATTATCGTCATACTTTATTTCTTCTGGAAAGAATGTGGTGGCATCCACCGCTTCTGGTATAACTTTAACTCTATCGGATGGATATCCCTGTTTGATTGAACATTGCTTTTGCCATTCGGTTGGTACCCACAATTGATCGTATTCCAAAATCCTATCCATAAAGTCATCTGGATACTTAGTTGATTCCCAAACATTATATGCTATTTTTGGACCTTCGTAATCATCATAGAAGTAGTGGTGGTTTACTTCATTTAATACTATATTTACATCCGGCTTGAAGTTTGAATCATGAGAATAGATTGGATAATCTTTCCTTTTACCATCATCATATAATGTCTGAGAAAATAAAATATCTTTATGCTCTTGCTTAATATAACTTTCTTTATTATGTGGTGTTTTGTTATATCCATTCCAACTTTTCCCAATAGTATAATTTCGGACTTTCAGATCAGAAAATTTGGATAGTGCTGTAAAGAATTCTCGTGTGTGGGAATTGTAGCCGGTATCACCAATAAATGATGAATTTGCTAAAACTTTTAATTTTTTCATGAAACTATTTTCTTATAAGTACATTTAATTTAATTAATGAAACACATCATTCTATCGATCTGGTATTACTTCTGTATAATATGGAATCCAAGCATCAGCGCCATTTACATCAATTTTTATCATACCTCCAAATGCCCAACCCGGAGATGTAGGTGTTGCTTCATCCTTCGGACCGACAACTGCGCCGCCGCCGTTCGCTCTTGATAAATTGCCACCATCCATTGGAAATGCATCATCATATATTCCAATATATTTCGTTAGCGGAACTG